CTGCACCTGCTTCCCACATTTAGGGCAGATCACGCAATCTTTGTCAATCTGTTCTCCACAGTGCTGACAGAATTTTTTTGCAACCGGAGCGCCACAGTTTGGACAGACAGAAGCCTGATCCGAGATTTCTTTCCCACATTCTGGGCATGTGATAAGTGCCATAATCTTATCCTCCTCATATTGTATTTATGTGTTAATCGCCGCAGCGATATAACCATGTGTAACATTCTGTCAAAACCTGCGCAGTCTGTCGTTTTTTGTCGCGCAGGCTTGACGCTTCATCGCGTTTCCCTGCCCGCATCTGTTGAAATATATATATCTTTGTGTTAATATATAATCAAACAAATGTTCGTGTTGGGAGGGATGCACGATGGACTACAAACAGCTCATTAAAAATATGGTCGATGAGATTAACAATGAGGTCTTTTTAAAAAAGATATATTCATTTGTTAAAGTTTTCATCGAAAAGTAAGGGGTGGGAGCAGCTTTTAAGGTTGCTCCCTTTCCTTATATTTTGTTGCCATTGCATAGGCGATTTTCCGCAGCGCTTCCTTTGATGTTTCGTCAAGCTCCATATATACCTCTATCAAGTCCTTTATAAAGGTGTCGTCGCCCTTTGAGATCTGTCCGAGGTATCCTTCCAGTTTGTCACTTGCAGGTAGGTACATCGGTTCATTCCCATTCCTGATCCAGTCTTCATTTACGCCGAATTCTCTGCATATTGAGAATATGATAGCATTTGTAGGTTCGCGCCGCCCAATTTCATAATTTGCAATGCTGTTTCTTGCTAAGCCCAGTCGTTTTGCAAACTCTTCTTGTGTATATCCAAGTTCTGATCTCAATATTTTCAAGCGTTCTTTCATTATCTATCACCACCTTCCTGCCTTTACACTTATCATATCAGAAAAAAGTGCCATTGTCAACAAAATAGTTATTGACAAGAGTGTCAATGGGACGTATAATTGTGTCATAAGATACAAAGCGAGGTGATAAAAGTGAACATGTTGAAAGACGTAATAACAGCGGATGAGCAGGAAGAAATCAAGGAATTTGTTTCAATTCTCCTGCTTCTTCCGAAAGAGGACCGGGCGGTGCTGCTATCTAATGCGAACGCTTTCCGGGTTCGCAGAGACTTAGAAAAAGCAGTAAGCGGCGAAGAGGGGAGGTGAGAGAAATGAGCGAGTATTTAAATAGGGAATGTGACCGTGTCCCTAAATTCCGAATGGAAATGACAGGGAAGCGTGGCGTTGAAATCTGGATTGACGGGGTAAATATTTCACAGGGAGTTCGCAGTGTTACATTTTCAGCGGAAGGCTGTGAAAAATCTCCGGTATTCTTTCGCTTGACGTTGGAGATTTCAGTTTTTTGCCTGAACGAAACCTAATATCAAGGGCAGAGACAAAAAAACAATCCACTACCCTTGATACTATTAAGGATGCTGTTAGAGAAGCGTTAGAGAAGTGAGTATGACATTATAACCCACTGACGATTCACAGAGATGAATCCGGCTTGTTCTAACTCATCCAGATAACGTTCTAAATATTCAGGAGGGAATCCAAAAGAGCAAAAATCTTCATCATGGAAGTGATTATTTTTTCGTTCTCGGTTTTCTCTCATAAAATTTAGAAGTTTTTCAGAATTTGTCTGCATAGAATTGCTCCTTTCTTTTGTACTCGGCTCTGGCGGGAGCCTGTGAGTACAGTATAGGACGGGGATAAGCAGGAAGCAAGAGATAGGAGGTATGGATATTAACGAAAGAGAAGACAGCTTTGCAGTAGAAGTCATCGAAGAAGCAAAGCAGGAGACAAAGAGATGGCGCATAGCGTGGGAAATCACGATGGCCGCGCTGATTTTATCAAATCTATATTGGATGTGGAGGTGAAAGAGATGCCGAAAACAAAAGCACTTGGGGTGTATGCGGACCGCAAAGAAGCCGTCCGGCGCGTCATCAATGTCGGACTGGCACGCAGCGGGCTGACAGGGAAAGACCTTGACCGCCGGAACATAATAAACAGAAACACCCTCGTAAAACGGAAAGCAGAGGGCGAAACAATCCGGTTGGGAGAGATATGGGCGCTTGACAGAGTGTTACATTTTACGGATGACGAGATTTTACAGATGTTCGGGAGAGAAAGAAAGTAAGGTGGACAAGCTATGGAAGATTTAATGTTCGGAATCGGGACAAACTGCCTAACAGCGGCAGTGATCCTGTGGGAGACAACAGACCTGCAGTGGTTCCCGGTGACGCTGGCGGTTACTGCAGCGGCGGCGTTTCTGATCGGCGCGCGGGAAATGGTCAAAAAAAATGATGCAGAGCTG